CATCATGTTGTGAGCTAGTACGTGCGTGTTGTCCCAATCAACAGATGCCAGTAGTTCGGTTACATCATCGGCACCCTGCGCCCACTCGGTCGGATTGGGGCCGCGTTTTAGCCCCAACCCAATCACTTCAAACCTACGGTCACGTATATATTGCTCTGTCGTTATCTTCGCCAAAGAAAAGTTCTGCGCGTAGTAGGTTTCAAAGTCTAACGTAACAAGGTTCACTTCTTTGTTACTTTCTTTAATGCTAACTCACCCGCACACGCCATGTAACCACAGGCGTCTATGTAGTTGTCAGGATTATCTTTGTTGGACTTGAGCCGTGCGATCTTCAGCAGGGCCATCATCATCGCAACATCGGTGGGCGAGAAAGACCACTCATAACTAAAATACTGCTCCCACAGCATAGCTATGGCCTCAAAGTTATTCTCCATATCGCCATGTGTAGCTTCACGGTCTTTGGTGACGTACTGCTTGGCGGTATCAAGGACACTGCTACGTGTGTACGTACCTTCTTTAGGCGGCTTGCCGCCCTTAGTCAGATTGTAGGCAAAGTCACCAATCTTTGTAGGGTCAACCTCGTCCGTTACATATACGGGTATTTTTCGTAATGGCTCTTTCTTCCAGAAATCATACTTACGCAACTTGCTTACGTATGCCACGCTACACCCAACTTTTTTGGCTATAGACTTATCTGTGTCAGTGCCAAGGGATTTTTCTAACAACTTAAATACCCTATCGCGTTTCTTCTCTTTATTGGCAGTCATAGTTCTCTCCTCATTCAAACTCTGGTACAAACCAGTCATCATCCAACGCCCACAGACAGTAGGACGCTTTCTTTTGAGTGCCGAGGCGTGATACCTTGGCCTCCCAAATCTCTCCATCACGATGCAGTTTACCCAACGCTAGTTGCACTTCATCGTTATCTGCGTCTAGTTTAGACGCTATCTCAGTAGCCCTATGTGCGAATTGATTGTCTGTCTCAGACAACAAACTAAGTATGCGATCTTCCATCTTAGCTACCACTACGCGAGGGGTTTCTTCATCATCATCATCAAAAGTATCAACAGAATGTGTTACGCTCTCAGCGACAACACCCACAACCTGATACTTGGTTGAGTTAATCATTCTTGAAGTGTTGGGTATCACTCGCATCTGAGCAAGTGTACCTTCGGCAAGTCGATACTTTTTCACAAGGTTGGGCGGTATAAAGACACGCTCCCCTTGGTCTATGTCAACTCCAAATCCGCATTTCTTATCCACCAATACGTGTTGCACGTATATCTTTAGTGTGTTTAACATTGTTCTCTCGCTTGTTTATGATATTGTTTTTATGAGGGCGGTAATAATTTAAACCCACCTACCTGCGGTCTGCTTTATTGTTGATTACACTCACAACCGCCCTCACCATTCTCTATGATTTGTTTAAGATACCCGCCATAAATTCATTGGCAGCGCGCATCGCTGCTTCTTCGTTACGTGCGATGTGCTCCTCACGTTCTTCGCTTATAGCTGCAGATAAGGTAGCCGTTACAGCCATCATCATCTGAGGCCACGAATCCTGCTGTTCAAACAGTAGAACAAGATTAGCGATAATCAGCGACATAATCTCGGGTGACGCTTGGTCGGGCGCGGCTTTAGCCATGCGCTCCATAACCGCTTCAAACTTAGCTTTATCCATTTTTGCGTTCCTTAAATTTTATTTGGTATCGTTTGCATCTACGTAGTATTACCTCTACGGACATGCCTGTTATACGTGCGACCTCGGCGGCACTAAAACCTTGTTCCGATAGACGCAGTATTTGCTTGGCGGGGTTTGACCTTTCGATCTCGGACATGCGGGGCTTACCGCTGCCTCTAGCGTGTTCCTGCACGGCCCCGTAGTTTAGGGACCGACCCCCACAATATTCAATCATCCGTTTGTTCTCAATCAAGGCCAACGCCTTCATCTTTTCCAAGGCTGTCAATGTTCCCTCCTAGCTTCTTTGTACCTGTTACATACATGACGAATAGCTGCTGCGTGATCTTCTCAAGTTCCGCTTTTAGTTCACGGTTCTCTGCACACACGCGCTCGTATTCATGGCGATTAATCATATTGAAACTCCACTTAGTCATCTGATATTGCTGCCCATGCTGTTAGTGACTGACTAACACTACTCATGTTATCCTCATTGACAACTATATCTAGGCCACCCGCTTTGCATATGTCTTTTAGGTTTTTAGCTTGCAGAGGCGTGGGTCTATTCTTACCCGCTTTGCACTCAATGCCAAAGAATAATCCTTTGTAGCAACCTACAATATCAGGCACACCACTTTTACCGTACCCACCCGTAACAGGGTAGAAGTAGTACGCACCCATTGCGTCTAGCTGCCGCGTCACCTGCTTCTTAACTTTTGCTTCTGGCGTCATAGCCATACGTCAAACCCCCCTGTAAAAACTGGCATCCAAAGCCGTATGGGTTTCCCCATACAGCCCTGCGTTCTTCTAAAGATTAGATGGTTCGATTACCCAGAAAGTGCTATAGAACTCATTGTCATTAGCCTTGTGACCCACACCCTCTAAGTAAGCATCGTTCTCCAATAAGGATAACACCGCTAACCTCCCTTGGAACCAATCTGGTAGCCCCTCAAAAGGTATATAGGTATCTTTTACTGTCGCGTCAAGTCTTTTAATCCCAAGACTTACTATCGTTACCCAGCCAGTATCTTTCTCTGTTTGTACGCGGTAACAAACGTCAGCCGCGTACAAAACGTCACTTATGCTCAAGTAAGCAGGAAGCACATACGATCAGAAACTCTGTACCCCACCCCATCAACATAGTGATAATCATCCACAAGCTGCAACATAGAAAACTTACCCATCATATCTTCGGGTAGCGTTTGTGGTGTGTACCACTGAACACAACTTTGTGGGTGTACGTCAGGGGTGTAGTTGGACAGACCATCGACCTGCAGCACGGCGCACTGTTGTTCACCCCTACGTACAGTAGTGTATATGAACACACCGTTATCTGATCGAGCATCAAGCGTTTTGGTTTCATCCTTCTGGGCAAAGAAATCTACCAACCCTGCTTGCAACTCCTTGTCTACAAACTCATGCCCCAATGTTAGAAGGTTCTTCAACTCGGTCTCCATAGGCGAATAGTTGCTAGAGATACCGTCATGCTGAAACAATCTATTACCCATCTTACGCATCTCATGATTGGCGTTACTGCTCACATCACGAAACGACCTAGCCGCGTTCTTCGATGACATAGCTGCCATGTCTGCCACGTTAAGCGGTGAGATGTAACGCTTGGCGTTCTTCACGGCTGTCTCTAGCTTGGTTGTCATGGACATATGGTATTGTGGGTTGTAGTCGCTGTACTTACAATTAGCGATCAAGCGACTACAAACTGTGTACGTGCGAGTACCCTTACCGCCCCTACGAAAGTCACCATAGCCAACCCAAGCACAGCAATATGGGTCATTATCGTAGTACACCCATGCACTGTTACCAGTGCGTACTATTGTCTTGACCGGCAAGATACTCTCTAAGTGTGAGATGTAGTTCACAATATGCCCCTGCAATTTTATGTTGTGCCTTTGCGCGTGACTTGTAGCTTCTTTAACTGTCGATACTTCCATTTTAGTTCTCCTTTTGCGTATGGGGAAACCCATACAGTTTTATCATTTCATAAACTTCGCGGTCTTGTTGACCCACGAATTGAACTTACTTCTTACTTCAGTCATATTCCCTTCCTGCATATGTTCCTTGATAGTGGTTCGTTCATACCACCCACTGTGCTCTATAAACGATGTAGTGAAATCGACCCACGCTGACACACGCATAGGATGCTCGGGGTCTTTCAACACATCACGCAACCATAACGCACGTCTCTTAGAATTGCCGTAATGTTCTTGTTTGTATTTAGCTAGCTTGCCCCGTTCACCATAGTTGTATGTACCTGTCTCTATTGGAAGAAGAGGGGTCATAGTGATGCCCCAATCATAGAACTCGTTCATGTGTGTTTTGTATTTGTCTTTCAGTTCCTTGTTCACTCTCGGCGCAGGGGGCAACGGTAAACCACCACTGTCATACACCCATTCTTCTTTCCCGATCCTACGGAACACCAACGCAGCACCATCGTCCTTGGCGGTCATCCACCCTTGGCGTTCTCGCACATGCACACTCTGTGCATTTATTCGGCGGTAGTAGGCATCCCAATGTTTCTTGATGGGCGCGGGGACAGTAGTACGTTTAGCTAGGTAGTAGTCCTCACCATGTTGTTGACCCCACCGCGCACCACCAATACGAACGAAGTGCTTACCATTCTTGTTGACGAACCGTAGTGGGTACGGCAGGTGACGAGTAAGCATATCGTACACAGAATTGTGATGCCCCCACGGGCCAGAGCCGTTAGCGACCTTAACTGTTTCAGTACCATCCCTGTGTCTGCGCCACACTAACGCCGCAAACTGTTCAGTAGAATTGACTGAAGGTTTTACCTTGTTACCCCCGTACCAAGGTTGGAACACAGGATCACCAAACCCATACCCCTGCATGATTGCGTAGCAGTTGCCGTTAATCTTGTGGATACGCTCATGCTTGCGGCGTCTGTCACCGATAGGGCGTATGTCGTTATCCTTACCGAACCTACTGCGTATCACAGGGGTAGTGTTGTATTGTGTTTCCACGTCTGCGAAACATCTGTGGTTAGTATATATTAGTGCCATGCTTGGTCTCCATATTCTCAAAAGTCTGGCTCCCCGTCACTGTCGAGGTTTGTTTCTCTAAAGGTAAAGTCAGCCTCTACCTTCGGCTCGGGTTGCTCGGGCTGATGTTCCTGCACCACCCCCAACAGGTTTAACTGCACCAACAACCAATCAGGTAGTGGTTCATCACAAGTCACTTTCTATCTCCCCTGTACCACCGCAGTTTCCACAGTCTTTCCACACACCTACAGGTTCGTGTACCCCGTTTGATGTTAGTACCCACCGCTCATGCTCCACTTGACCTACATGGTCAGAGCCTTCGCACTCGGGACAAGCAATGAACGGGTTGAACCGTTGCCTATGCCTGTCCCACGCAGCCGTGAACTCCGCTTCCTCTGTCTTGTCGTACATTTCAGTTCTCCTTAGTTTGTGTATGGGTTTCCCCATACACTGTTGATTACATATCACACGCTCTTACGTGTACGGTCTTGCCAACATCGGCTTCCCAACCTGCGTGGTCGAGTGTTACCCACAAGGTAGGATGACCCCACTCACCGCAACCGCCCCACAAGTGACCGTCAGTAAGAATAACGGTTGCTTCTGGTTTGATACGATGCTCTTTAAGATACGCTGGTACACACCTAACATCTGTACCACCGCCTCCTGCGGGCTTGGTAGATTTTACCATCATGTCCAACTCGTCACGCTCGTACTTCTCCGCACGAACAACAGTAGTGTCCCAGTACAGTACATGCACACATTCTGGCTTGAGCGTTGAAAGTATGTGACCACACTCGGTCAACATGACAGACTGTTCACGCTGTCCGATAGAACCAGACATATCCATAGCAAGACACACAGGCCCGATAGCGTTAGACATGAGACTTGGCATGTATACGCCAGCACTCAGGTAACGCTTGTTAGGACGCTTGAATGTCCCGAAGTCTTTACCTCGCACATGCGATGTAAAAAACTCTGCCATGTATTCTGTATAGTCAATCTGCGGCTGCAACAATTCAGTGATGTTACGATCTGCACCGTTACCCATCTTACCCGCAGCCAACGCGCCAGACCGAACTGCCTCGTCAACTTCACGCGCAAGATCACGCTGCTCGTCAGGGGTCATATCCTCGGCCCCATCCCAATCGTGATCGTCAAACGACGGGTCATCATCTACTGGGTATGTACCGTCGTATGGTTGATCGTTCTTGATGCTTCCGCCTGCATCGTCATCGTCAGCATCGCCATCGCCTTGTATGGGTTTCCCCATACCACCGTCACCGTCACCATCTTCGGGGTCACGCTTTATCGGATCGGGCAGATCGTGGAACACCTGCCCACTGTCCCAGTTACGATACTTGACGTTGAAACAACCTGTGGTCAGCGCACCTGTCATGGTGATGAAACCCTCACCGTCATCGGCGTCAACCAACAGCACGTTGATAACGAAGTCACACGCCAAGTTAGCTTTCTTAGCGTTGATCTTGTGAATAGCAGCCCATGTAATGAGATGCCTAAACATCTTGTGACACACCTCATGTAGTATGAGAAACCGCAACTCGGCATCAGTGAGTGATGCAACGAACTTACGTCCGTACCACTCGTCACGTCCATTGGTACACGCTGTGGGATAACGCTCGTTATCATCGCTGACAATGCGTTTACCCATCATCAGCATCCCTGCGTAGGCACACCACTTAGGGTGCGCCATGATAGAGACAACAGCTTTTTCTATGCGCTGCTCCTCGGTTAGTATTAGTCCAAACATTTCAGTTCCTCCAACTGTTGACGCATTGAAGCGTCATGTTTCATTTGCGCGTGGGTTGGTACTGCAAACGGGCCGCGCTTATGTCCCGAACACATTTCGCAAGAACACTGCGCCAGATCGTTAGCGCGTTTCTTAGCAGTTATATAAAACTCTTCTTTTGTGGGTTCTACGTACTCGTTTTCGATGTAGCTACGAAAACCAAGCAACACGCGCACCTTCAACGACCTATTGATAAGACGTTTCTGCTGCGCTCTCCTCCACGCTCTGTTTCTCATTTTAGTATTCCTCTCCTAGTATGTGGCCTCTAGCCACTTTGATATCAGTCTCCCCTGCACCACCGCATAAACGACAGTGAGGGTTGACCGTATGTGCAGCGGTGGGTCTGCACTCAGGACAGCGTATGTCCCGATCACTTTGTTCCCACCCCATCAAGTCTTGCGCGTAAACATTAAGGGCGGTCTTGTTGTATTCTGATCGACCCTTCATAAAGTTAGCCCTACGCTTCTTGTGCATCTTCCTTCTGTAGTCTGATTGTCTCATGCTACACCTTGTCACCGTGGAACATGTAGTTGTTAGCCACTGCCCATTCGGTGAACTTGCGGTTGGTCATAACCATCGCTTGCTTTGTGTACTTTGGTGCGCGAACCCCATTGGCAAACATGCCTTGGGCCTCTCGATCAAGACGCACAAGATAGTCCATCCAGTTATTGATCCACTCTTTCTCAATGACGGCGAGCGTCCGAAACACGATCATACATTTAGCTGCTGCGCTTGTGGGTACGATAGCGTTTCTTGGATCGTTCTTGATACTGTCCAAGGTTGGAAGCTGATCTGCCAACTTGAGATGCGTAGCCAAGTCCATAGCAGTACGCATACCAATCGTACCTATAAGTGACGCAGTGAATGTTTGATCGTCAATCAAGTGACGTATCTTCGCCAAGTCCGATGCAGCCTCCAACGATCTAGGTGTAACGAAACCCTTACGGTACTCTTTCGGGTGAAAGATGTGTGGGTTATCTTCTGGGTTAGGAACATCGCGGAAGCTGTGGAACCACTGTGGGTTATCCTTGGCTGCGCTCAATACACCGTGGTCGATATCATTGTTGATACCCCACTCGATCCATTGGATGTTTGTCCACTTCTTCAGTTCAATCCATGTCAGCGCGTTCATCTGATGCGCTTCAAGAAAGTCACCCAAGCCCTCAGCACCAAAGTTAGTGGTCGCGTAGATAATGCTGTCTGGGTGTAGGTCGTAACTACCTAAGCGCCGCTCCAACCAGAACGCACGTAACGCTCGGGCCACACCGTCTAGGGCTTTACCAACCTCGTCAATGCAGATGATGACAGGGCCACCCAAGTGCAAGCCCAATTCTTCGTGAGGTACAAACCGAACAAACCCGTTTGTATCCATTGTCTGAAACGATGGGCATTGCAGGTCTTGCACATCTTTGTCAGGGCAGTTGAACAAGATTGCCTTGTGTGTGGGGAACCGCTTCGCCAGTGTTTTAAGTGTGGATGTTTTCCCGTTACCCATGTCACCTTCAAGCAGCACCATGCGCTTGTGTCCGATGGCAGCGATCAGGTCAACTGATTGGTCGAGGTCGAGGGAATACATTCCATTAGTAGTCATAGCCATTTTAGTATCTCTTTCTGTATGGGGAAACCCATACGGTTTGATTGATTAGTAAAGTCCGTAGCCATAGGCCAAGAACAACAGGATGAAGGGCAGGGCGACAACACATATCGCCCCAACCAAATCTTTTAGAAACTCTTTCATTGGTAGATGCTTCCAAGATAGAAGGCCAAGGATAGTGCGACTACGTACACACACGCGTAGAAGTATGTGTGTGGTACGCGTAGTGTAGTATACCCGGGGGAAGTGTTCTTGTTGTTTTCCGGGGAAACCTCACTATCCTCATCACTCATGAACTGTTCCGCGTGAAGAAGGCCGCTAGTCTTACCCTCGCCCATGTTACCCTTGCGAAAATCAGTCCACTGTTGCTCATGCTTCCGTATAAACTCTAACTCTTCTTCAGTCATAGCCTTCGCCTTTTTTAGAACCAAACCATCAATCGCTACATCTACAGCTTTGTTGTGGGCTACACATTTACCTGCTCTTGCACGGATACGGCACTTGCGTACCTGTATAGATTTGGGAGACCGTCCCAGTTCAGCACCAATCTCGGTGTCACTGAACTCAGCGTCCACCATCTCGGCAAGAATATCTTCTTCCTTACCTGTCCAAGCACGTCCACTTTTCGGCGTGGGTACATTCGTCTTCATTTTAGTTCTCCTTTGGTTTGATTAGAACAAGTCCAGTGACGGTAGGGTTTTGATAACCTCGTCAACTGAACGCTTGGTTTCTGCGCGAAGGTCAGCGTTCTCGCGCAGCGCATCGGGTGTCACCACCCGCATTGCTTCTTCCAGATGATTAGCAGCCGCTGTCATCGTGGGGTCGTTAGTAATGTTGAAGCCTCGCATCATGTCCACAATATCTGTGACGTTACTCACAAGTGTATCGCGGAATATCTTTTTATCTTCGTCTGCGAAGTAGTCCAGCTTGTCACTCATGTTTTGACACACCTTGTGGGCGCGGTTCCACACGTCCTGCATAGCCGCAGCGTATCTGTCGTTGAACTTGGACTGATACTGTTCTGCGATATCGGCAATACCTGTGTTCTGTATGTCGATGCGGAAGTCACCACTTGTGGGTAGCGGTTCCACGTCAAGACTGAACGAGAACTTGGACGCGAACTTATCAATGCTCGGATAGTCGTTCTCATTGTAGTCAGGGCCAAGGGCCATCTTAGCTTCTTCCTTACGATCCTCATATGCGTCCACCAATTCAGCAACCAACGCTTCACCCTTGGCAATCTCGGTAGTCACCGCTTTGTGGTAGCTGAACGACATAGCCGTTGTTAGCAACCGACCACCACCGTCTTTCCACGGCAGCGTCAGGTTCTTGTGTACGTTGCGAACTTTGGTCACTTGCTTCTTGACCGCTTCTAACTCCTCGCACTTCTTACCGAACAGGGATTTTATCGCTGTGAACGCCTCACTGTCTGCGCCCGACATAGCCGCCAGACGAGCAGCGGCCTCGGGGTCATTCTTCCGCATGCGTGTCTGTGTGACTGTGAGGTCTACGAGCATCGCGCTTGACGATATAGATGCAACGGCATCTGTGTCCAATTCGGCAAACGTCATGCCTGTTGAAAGATCGTTCATTTTAGTTCTCCTTTTGTGTATGGGGAAACCCATACGGTTCATCTTGGCTTTTGATTGAGGGCGAGCAGATCACTCTTACGAGTGATGCGTGTGTAGTGCCCCTTGGGTGTGGGTACGATTGTCCACGTAGACCGTTCTGTCTTGGCGGTACTGTCGCCACAGTCTAGGCAAACTTTGTACCCGAGCAGTACGCGTTGGGGTGGGTCGATATCCTCACCGCATACTGTGCAGGGTGCGAAACTTGTATGGGTTTCCCCATACGCATCAAGCACGGTGTCTGTGTCTGTCATTGCAATCTCCAATCATTTGTCCAACTTTTATTACTATACCATACTTTGTAGGTAATGTCAAGGAATGTCAGGAGGTGTTATCTGGAGGTGTTATGTTGTAGGGGTGGGGGTTCGTGTGTGATAAGTGGTAGGGGTGTAATGTTCCGTAATGTTCCAAGGGGTTGGGCTGTAAGTGTCTGATTTTAAAGTAATGTTCCAAAGTGACAATGTTCCATGTATAAGTAAGCGATCTGGGGATTTGGGGTCTATCGTTGAGATGGGTGGAACAATAGGCTGCGCCCCCAACGAAGGAGGGGTAATATGAAAAATAAAATTGTTAAAAAAATGATGGAACATTAGGAACAATAGGAACATTACTTTAAAAACAAACACTTACAGTGGAACAGTACCAAAAACTTTTGGAACAGTTGGAACATTACTGCATTATCAATGACTTAGCTGATTTGGGCCGACATACTGCTAACTTTTATGTTTCTAGTCCTAGATCACTAGACGTACTACGTGTGAAGCAGCTCACCGTGTGATGGTATGGGGAACCCCATACGTGGTAAGCCATTGCATACATGGACAACCGTAGCGTTACACAGGTGACGCTTGGCAACCGATAACATAGCGCACATCGCTACTCCGAAAACTGGCCTCGATTGTGTATGGGTTTCCCCATACAGGCGGGCGTATGAGGTGTTCCAGACAGGCGCGTGCGTACCGCTGCATCGACGGGCGTAACGCTGCTCCGAGAACTGGCTTCGGGGGGCGTATGGGTTTCCCCATACCGGATCGGGTAGGATCGGGTAGGATTGGCTTTGCGCGGGCGGGCGAGCGCGTGGCGAGGGGGGCACAAAGCTACTCCGAGAACTGGTATCTAAAGCACAAAAAAAGAGGATAGAACCGAAGTCCTATCCCCTGTGTTGTTAGTATACAGCCGATACTAGAAGTTCTAAATCGCGGACACTCTCCTTGAGGTCTTTGATCTGCTTGTCCTTGCCATTCAGCGTCTGCATGATGAGGCGTAATTCCTCATGTGTTAGTGGTTGCTTGTCCATCCGCTTTTGATTGATGCGGTTCGTAAGGCTTGCCATCAAGCCCCATGTTCTGTTGTCGGTAAAGTTTGGCATTGTAGTTCTCCTAAGTTGTGGGGCTGACACCATGCCAGCCCCGAGGTCGTTATTCGTCTTCTAGGATGTATTCATCTAGCCCCTCAAACGAGGTCGTTAGTGTCAGGCTCTTTACTTGAGCAAGAGCTTGATTAGCTAGTGCAGACCCAGCGGCCATTTCCTTGTGATGGGCTTTCAATATTCCTATTAGGAACTTGATCTCGCCAACAATTACTTTCCGGTCAGCGGCCATATCTTTTGTGGTCGATCTGATCTCGGTTAGCGACACTCTGGCAGGAATGTCGTAGTCTGTGGGTGATTTCTTCATTGTAGTTCTCCTGTGTGACCTAGCGTCACGTCAAACCTCCCATGTGAGAGGCTTGTCAGTAAGGCTAGTTGACCTCGGCGTTGCCGCCGAGGTCGTTAGTGTTAGTCTTTGATGACAGGCAGAGTGCCACCGACATAGACTATCAGGGCTTTGATCATGCCCTGCAGCCCCTCAATATCGTTGCCGTCTGGCAAGTTGATGCCTTCATCTTTGTAGGTGCGGAGAAAGAACTTTGAGTTCTCTTCTGATATCGCTGCAACTAGAGTACGGTTGCCATTCCCGCCTGCGGCTATCCGCGCCGCTTTTATTTTGCGACCCTCTATCCCTTTCTGCAGGTCAACCAGAACTTTGTTCAGCAACCTGTCGTAGTATTGCCAACTGAACGCATCCCCTGCCGCGTTATGGGTGTTACCATCGTTGTTAGGTGCGACCCTACCCGCCGCTTTGACACCGCCCATAGCATAAAGCTCTTGAGCCGCGTCACTAAGGCGATGTATTAACGTATTCTCTTTGAACAGTTTTACCTGCTCAAGGGAAAGAGAACGCGCTGACACCAACACTTTTTTGTCGTCAACTTTCTTGTAAAAGTTGGCTGTATTGATGCCGTGCTCTACGCACCAAGTAATCAGCTCGCCACGAACCTCGCCGCTTGCACGGTCTTTCTGGCTATATGACAGACCAAGTGCTGACAACTCCGAAAATTGAGTTGAAGTGATAGCGTTCGAAGCCGCCACGCTTGTAGTTGATTGACCCATTGGGAAAACCTCCTGTAATCGAAGAACACGATCCAAATCCCGTTTCATCGCTCTTCGATGTAACAGTTATGCACGATCTGAGGCACGCTGTCTGCTATAACTAATAAATGATATTAGATAACACTGTATACCATAGAAAAACTGGTATAGCTAGACCCCACCACCCCCTAACCCCCCTTGATCGACAGTCTGGCGCATAGCTGTATATAATACTAATTCAGACAAACTTTTTACGTTTCCACACGTTTCGACGCTAGGCACGGGTATCAAAAAGCTAGGCACGGGTATCACCACCCCCCTACTTGAAAAACCCCCCTACCCAAAAATATTATTATAGTGTAAAAAAATTTTATACGTGTTGGAGGACACCGCTATGGACCCAGACAAGATCATAGACTTCCCCGTGCTGTCTGAACTGGATCGGCAGTTCCTTGAGATAGAGAAACAGCAAGAACTTATACGGGAGCAGACAAAGCATATAGAAGATGCTAAGTTGGCTAAGTTTATAGAGGACTTATACAAGTGACCATAACTGTAGAGCCAGAGGTAGGTATCCCTCTGCCCGATTCAGCGACAAAGATTAAGTTGGCCGATAGAATATCTGCCGCTGCAGAAACATCCAAGCTGCTTGCATCGCATGGGTTGGATATACAGGTGACGGCAGAGGATAAAGACAACGCTGCCAAGATAGCCACCGCGTTTGCTGCGGACCCTATAATGACTACGAAGAAGGCCACGCCGAAGAGAACGGCGGCGCTGACGCCTGCTACGTTGCTTTTAACTGATCGAATCCTTAAAGATTTTGGTCATTCAGTCGTTAAGAGTAGTACCCAGATAAGGCACCTAGTCACAAACAAGCTAATCGAAGAGACCGAGAACCCAGACGCACGGATACGTATACGCGCACTAGAACTATTAGGTAAGGTCTCAGACGTGGGGCTGTTTGCCGAGAAAGCCGAAGTAACTGTCACTCACCAGACTACAGATGATATCAGAGATAGACTGCGGGATAAGTTAACTAAACTCGTAGATGTTACGCCAGATGATGTAGAAGATGCCGAGATTATAGACGCCACACCTGTCGATAATACGCCCATAGACATAGACGCCGAGCTAGGGTTAGACGATGAAGGATAATGTGGGCTTCTCCGAGGAAGAAGTTCAGCATATGCTGGACAACTTGGACAGCTTCTCAGACGAAGAAATAGCCGAGATAGACAAGCTAGTAGAAGAGTTAGGTATACGTAAGCGCAACAAGACCGCCTACGATGACCTGATAGAGTTCTGTAAACGAATGCAAGATGACTACATAGTAGGGCGTCACCACCGTATTCTTGCTGACCTGCTGATGGCTATTGAGGCAGGTGACGAGGATCGTATCTGTGTCAACATACCCACACGTCACGGCAAGTCCCAGCTAGTATCTATATTTTTTCCTGCGTGGTTCTTAGGTCGTAATCCTAATAAGAAGGTTATGATGGTGTCGCACACCACTGACCTAGCTGTGGACTTTGGACGTAAGGTACGTAACCTTATCTCCTTAGATGACTACAAAGCTATATTTCCTACAGTTAAGTTGGCGGTGGATAGTAAGTCTGCGGGGCGTTGGAATACGAATTTTGGTGGTGAGTATTATGCGTGTGGTGTTGGTTCTGCTCTTGCTGGTCGGGGCGCTGACCTCCTGCTCATTGACGATCCCCACTCAGAACAAGATGTTATCAACGGCAACTTCTCTGTGTTTGAGAGAGCATACGAGTGGTATACCTTTGGTGCGCGTACTCGTCTTATGCCGGGTGGTAGAGTAGCTATCATACAGACGCGCTGGCACATGGATGACCTGACAGGTCGTGTGACTTCTGACATGGTGAAGAACGAGAAGTCAGATCAGTTTGAGATTATAGAGTTTCCCGCCATCTTAGACTCTGAAGATGATGACGGTAAGCCCATACAAAAACCACTGTGGCCTGAGTTCTTTGACTTAGAGGCGCTGCTACGCACAAAGTCATCTATGCCCACGTTTCAGTGGAACGCACAGTATCAGCAGCAACCCACCGCAGAAGAAGCGTCTATCGTCAAACGTGAGTGGTGGCGCATATGGGCAGATGATGATCCGCCTGACTGTGAGTACATTATAATGTCGCTTGATGCCGCAGCCGAGAAACACAACCGCGCTGACTATACATCGCTGACAACGTGGGGGGTGTTCTTCAACGAAGAAGAGGAGATGCACAACCTCATCCTGCTGAACGCTATAAAAGAGCGTATGGAGTTCCCAGAGCTAAAGGAGCTAGCTGTACGGGAATACCATGATTGGGAACCTGACGCGTTCATCGTGGAGAAAAAGTCATCGGGGTCAGCTTTGTATCAAGAGATGAGACGCATGGACCTACCTGTGCAGGAGTACACACCTCACCGTGGGTCGGGTGATAAGATGGCACGTCTTAACTCTGTGGCTGACATAATACGGTCAGAGCTGTGTTGGGTTCCCGCCAAACGATGGGCAGAAGAGTTGGTAGAAGAAATAGCTGGGTTTCCGTTTATGTCTAATGATGACCAAGTTGACTCTACAGTTATGGCGTTGTTGCGTTTTAGACAGGGTGGGTTCATACGGCTACCTACCGATGTGTGGGATGATGAACCTGAAATACCACAGAGGGCA